GGAAAGCTTGTACATGCAAAACCCCACACCTGATGAGGGTAGTCTTATCAAGAAGAACTGGATCAACTGGTGGGAGTACGAAGAACCACCAAGCTGTGACTTTATCATGCAAACTTATGATACTGCCTTTAGTACAAAGACAACAGCAGACTACAGTGTTATACAGACGTGGGGAGTGTTTCATTTCCATGAGGATAGTGAGGACGGTATAGAGGGAGTAGCAAGTAATTTGTTGCTACTGGGTAGTGTACGTGGTAGATTTGAATACCCTGATCTAAGACGTATTGCACAACAGGAATATCAAAAGCATAAGCCTGATATTTGTGTGGTAGAAAAGAAAGCAAGTGGACAGTCGCTAATACAGGACATGAGAAGAAGTGGTCTTCCTGTCTTGGAGTACATGCCTGACAAGGACAAAGTGTCAAGAGTATTTACTGCTTCTCCCTTGTTGGAAGCAGGAAGAGTGTGGTTACCAAAGGGAAAAGAATGGGCAAGAGAATTGTACGAGGAAATGATACTGTTTCCCTATGGCAGACATGATGATCAGGTGGACGCAATGACCATGGCAATACATTATGTCAAGGACAGTTGGCGCTTGGAACATCCTGAAGACCCGGACTGGGAGGACGATGTTAATCCACGCAGGCAGAAACGTGTTGCATATTGGAGAGTTTAATGCTATAGTATTTTTTATCACATTTGCTTTACAGGGAAAATAAGACAATGGGCTTAAAAGCTACAGATTTTATGGGTTTAATTCCTGCAGTAGTAGGAAGAAAAGGAATTAAAGGTCTAAGTCCACTAGGTTTACTTCTTAGTGAGGGTGATGACGATAAGAATGAAGAAGTAGTTCCTGCTCCTAAGACTGCTGAAGATGAACAGATGACAGGAACAAAAGGTTTGGGTGTTAGCACCACAACAACAAAAACTACTGGTGGTTTAAAAAAAGGTGGTAAGGTAGCTAAGGCTAAAAAGCGTAAAGGATTTAATGGTAAGGGAGCAGGAGCGGCACTTCGCGGTTTTTAATATATGCAGGAACACGTTTTAGAAAAGAGGCAGGACTTTTACTTTCCTGTCAACGATGATCACTTTTCAGGAGAAGAGTATCAAAAGCCACACAGAATAAGAAGTTTACAGTTTGTAGATGACTTTGATGTTGCATTGGATGTAGGCAGTCATGTAGGTACATGGGCAGTAGACTTGTGTAACAAGTTCAATAAGGTTTATTGTTTTGAACCAATTGAAATACACAGAGAATGTCTTACACGTAATCTGTCAGGTTTTCCTAGTGATAGATTTGAAATACTACCTTATGCACTGGGAGCAGAGAATGACGTAGAGATTGCACTGGAGTACGCTGCGGAAGGTAACAGCGGTACTGCTTCAATCACTACGAATGTAGAACAGGGAGAGTACAAGGCAGTACTAAAGACACTTGACTCTTTTGACTTTGAAAAGATTGATTACATTAAAGTGGACGTTGAAGGTTTTGAATTACAGTTTCTCAAGGGAGCAAGTGAAACAATCAAACGTACAAAACCTGTAATCAATATTGAAATTAAAAATACGTGTGAACGATTTGGTACTACACAACAGGAAATAGCAGACTACCTTGTTGCTGATCTGGGTATGGACTGCGTAGGTAAAACAGTAGCAGATTATATTTTTGTTTATCACACATAAGGTATAGATTAAATGGCAGAACAAAGACAAACACCTAAAAACCTTCCTATAGGTGGTAGTAATGTACCATCTGTAAAGATTCAAGCACCAAAGGAAGGTTTGGAAGGTCTTAAAGAAATGTTATCAAATGTTTTCTCTAAGGGAGATAAAGCTGCACGTGCTGCTCTTGGTCCTGCCGCTGCTCCTTTAGAAGGACTTTTAAGTTTATTTGATTTACGAGATGTACCTGCTGCTTTGTCTTCTGCAGGAAAAGATTTACAAACAGGAGTATCAGAAGGTGATGCTGAAGCTATGCTTGCAGGAGTTTTAGCAACTGCTCTTGTTGGCGCAGAAAATATACCGGGAGGTAGAGCAGCAAGTAAAGCAAGTAAGGCAAGTAATCGTATTAATAAAGAGGAGACTACGAGAGATTATCCTGATGTTAATCTAAGTAGTAGATTAAATTTTAAAAAACAAATACAATTTTTAGAAGACCATGGTTATAGTTTATTACGAGCAGACAGTAAAAACAAAGACTTTACATATAAAGTAGAAGATGATAGGATTATTGCTTATACCCCTTTAGGCGGAACAAAAACCAAGGTAGAACAAAAAACTTTTAAAAATCCCACTTTAAAACAAATGCGTAATTGGATGGGATATAAGAAAGGTGGTTCTGTGGTAGAACGTAATCCTTACAACTATACAGCAAAGGCAATATAGAACATGGCAACTGAACGCAATCCTTTTGATCCTATTCCTTCAGTAGAACTTTCAGTCGTAGAGATTCAAACTGAGAGTGAAGATTCAAATGCAAGCATGGAATACGATCCTAGTGATGGTGGTATTGTAGTAGAGTTTAAGAGTAATTTAGATGAAGGCTTGTCTGACGAACAGATCGAAGAAAAGGACGAAGAGTTTTTTAGAAACTTGGTAGACGATCTGGACGAAGAAACTCTTGAAGACATTGCCATTCAAGTACATGACAACTTTACTGCAGACAAGGACAGTCGAGCAGAATGGGAAAGTATGTTTGAACGTGGCTTTGATCTGTTAGGTCTAAAGCTGGAAGAAGCATCAGAACCATTTGAAGGTGCATGTACTGCAGTTCATCCAATCCTTATTGAGTCAGCAGTTAAGTTTCAGTCAAAGGCAACACAGGAATTGTTTCCTGCCAGTGGACCAGTAAAGTCCCAGATCATTGGTGAAGTATCAGAAGAAAAAGAAAAGCAAAGCCATAGAGTCAAAGACTTTATGAACTATCAGATCACTGAACAAATGCCTGAGTACTTTGACGAGTTTGAGCGTATGCTCTTTCACCTGCCGCTTATTGGATCAGCATTTAAAAAGATTTACTTTGACAGCAGTTTAAACCGACCTGTATCAGAGTTTGTTCCTATTGACCAGTTCTATGTGTCTTATTATGCTACCGATCTACGCAGAGCAGATCGCTACACGCATGTTATCTATCGCTCACCAGTAGAGATGCAGCGAGACATGGCAGCAGGAATGTACGCAGACATAGACCTACCTGAAGCAAGTACACCAGAGTTTGCTCCTATCAGTCAGAAGATGGATACAATTATGGGTCTGTCTCCTTCTGGTAGTCACGATCCACAGTACGTTCTTCTTGAGCAGCACTGCTATCTTGATCTGCCCGGTAAGTTTGCAGACGATGATGGTTTGTCTCTTCCCTATATTGTTACCATTGAAGAACAGAGCCGTAAGGTTTTGTCTATTCGCAGAAACTACAATAAAGATGATCGGCGCAGAGAAAAGAAAATCTTCTTTACTCATTATCGTTTTGTTCCCGGTTTTGGTTTTTATGGTCTAGGATTGATTCATTTCCTTGGTAATCTTACCATGACTGCAACTGCAGCAATGCGTAGCTTGGTTGATGCAGGTCAGTTTGCAAACCTACCCGGCGGCTTTAAGGCGAAGGGTTTACGTATTGTAGGTGACAATGATCCTATTGCTCCCGGTGAGTTTAGAGAAGTTGAAGCTACAGGTAATGATCTGTCCAAGATGATCATCAATCTGCCATACAAAGAACCTTCACAGACTTTGTTTCAGATGCTTAACTTTGTTACTGCTACTGCACAGAAGTTTGCCGACACAACCGAACAGGTTATTTCAGATGCAGCAAGTTACGGTCCTGTTGGCACAACAATGGCACTGTTGGAAGCAAGCAGCAAATTCTTTAGTGCAATTCACAAACGACTACATAAGTCACAACATGACGAATTTAAATTACTAAGTAGAATTAACTATGAATATCTACCTGAAGAATCAATGGTAGATATTCCAAACGGTACACTTAATATCTATCGTAATGACTTTGATGGCAGGATTGATATTATTCCTGTATCTGATCCTAATATTCCTTCCTCTGCACACCGTATGATGATGGCACAGCTTGCACTGCAGTTGTCTCAGTCAGCACCTCCCGGTATGTTCAATGTGGAAGAACTTAACAAGACAATTCTTCAGGCAGCAAACATTCCTAATCTGGACAAGATCATGCCTGAAAAGCCTTCACCAATGCCTCTTGATCCTGTCAGTGATATTCAGGCTGCAGTTAAAGGTATGCCAATTCAGGCATTCATGGGTCAGAACCATGACGCACATATTCAGGTAAAGACCATGTACATTCAAGACCCGATGAATGGTGCTAATCCTATGATGCAGCGTATTGTTCCTGTACTGCAAGCAAACATTCAGGAACATATGATAATGAAGTATCAGGAACAGATTAGTGGTGTGTCAAAAGAAATGATTGCACAGTACGGACCTGAAGCTGCTGCTGCAGGTGTGGACGTACAAGACCCACGTCTTATGGAACAGGTTATTGCCGCTGCTGCACAACAGGTGGCACAGGCAAATCAAGCTGCAGCACAGATGCAAATGGCAGCTACACCTGAAGCACAGATGGTTCAGATTGAACAGCAGCGTCTGGGTGTTGAGCAACAGAAAGTTCAAACACAGATGGCAAAGGAAGCTGCTACTGCTGCTAATAAGAACCGTGAACTTGATCTAAAGGAAATGGAAATTCAGTTGAATATGTTCAAAGAAGGTGCTAACCTTTCTAGTGCAAAAGAAGAAAAAGAACTGGATCGTAATGCAAAGAAAGCAATTGCAGCTTTGGATGCTCTTATTGATCTTGCCAAGACAGAAGCAAGCATTGACAAGGACAAGGCACTGAAAGCAGCAGACATGTTAACTAACTTTATTGGACAAGCACGTAGGGGATAATAGGTTTTGAACTTTTGGGATGAGTTGAATTTAAAGTACGAAGAAAAAATACTAGACTTAAAAAATTCTCTTGCATATGGTAACGCTTCAAGTTACGATGAATATCGTCACGCAGTGGGTGTGATTGAAGGTGTGGAATGGGCAACTGAATGCCTCAAGCACATTGTAAAACAACGTATCTATGAAGAGGAGGATATGGACTAGATGCAAGCAGTACGAATGGATAAGGCAGTTGATGCTGCTGATTGGGTAACAGACGAGAGTGCAGTAAAGGTAGACCTTAAAAGTTTGCCAAGCATTCCCGGCTTTCATCTACTGGTTCTTCCAGTAGCAGTAAAGCAGAAGACAAAAGGTGGTATTATTCTACCTGATAAAGTAAAGGACGATGTAGCTTACCTCACTACCGTTGCTAAAGTTTTAAAGAAAGGTGACTTAGCTTACAAAGACGAAGACAAGTTTCCTAACGGAGCATGGTGTGAAGTAGGTGACTATATTTGTTACGCAAAGTATTCAGGACAGAAGTTTATGTACAAGGGTATGAAGCTACTTCTTATCTTTGATGATCAAGTAATTATGAAAGTTGAAAAACCAAGTCTACTTGATCCTACATATCATCTTTCAAATTAAATTTGTATCTTATAATAATTTATTGTAATATACTAATACAGCGGGTAGATTAAACCAATACGTTAGATTCGCTGCTAACGGGTAAGAGAAAAAGGAAATATATCAATGAGTGAAGAATGGTCAACAGTTAACGTAAATTCAGATGAGGACAAAACTCCTAAAGTTGAGTTTGAAGTTGAAGAAGAATTAGAAGCTGCACCAGAAGTTAAGAAGGTTGAGAAGAAGCAAGAAAAAGAAGAAGAACAACCTGAAGAACTAGATGGTATTCAGACCAAGGGTGCAGAGAAAAGAATTAGACAGTTAATTCGTCAGCGTAAAGAACGCGATGAAGAATTACAACAGCTACGTAGTGAAATTAATAATCTACGTTCGGCTGTACAGGAAAGAGATACACAGCTTTCTTCAAGTTTAAAAAATTCTATTGACAGTACTGAGAGTCAATTAGAGTCAAACATTGAAGCAGCTAAACAGTTATACAAGCAAGCCGTTGAATCAGGTGATACTGACGGAATGCTGACAGCACAAGAAAGCATGAGCAAAGCCTATGCAGAAAAAAATCGTGTTGAACAGCAGAAGGCAGCTTGGGAAGAATACAATCGTGCTTTAGAGTCAAATGGGCAGCAAGCAGCACAAGTTGCACAACAGCAACAACAGACTCAAGAGTACGATCCAAAGGCAGTAGAATGGGCAACTAAAAATTCATGGTTTGGTCAGGATCAGATTATGACTGCCGCTGCTCTTACTATTGACCAAGAACTGAAGGGTGAAGGTTATGATCCTTCAGATGATGATTTTTACGAGGAAGTTGACAATCGTTTACGTCAGCGTTATCCTCACAAGTTTCAGGATATTAACTCTGAACCTGAAACACCTCGTTTGCAGGACACGACTACAAGTTCTGCTCAAGTGGTAGCGGGTGCGTCACGCACACCAAAAACTTCTCAGAGTAGCAATAAAGTCAAACTTACTCAAGAAGATGTAAGGTTGGCAAATAAATGGGGTATACCACTTGAAAAGTACGCTGCTGAAAAGCTAAAGGTCGAACAGGCTGATGGCGAATACACCAGTGTTTATAGTTAAGCGTGGATAAGGAAGGACAAATACAATGACACGAAACACAACATCACGAGAATCAAGCATGAGGGAAAATAAAACTCGTAGAGTTTTTGAAGAACCAAATTGGTTAAATATTCCTGACACAGTTCGCAACCGTTTTAAGAGTGAAGGAATGTCTCTTCGCTGGCTGCGAATTACTTTGAAGGGACAAGACGACATTCAAAACATTGGCAAGCGTTTAGCCGAAGGTTGGGAATTAGTCAGTCAGGAAGAAGTTCCTGAAATGCTTATATCTTCCGTCGTGAGGGAAGAAGGACGATATGCAGGAGCGGTCTGTCGTGGAGACTTGGCTTTAGGCAAAATGCCTACTGACCTAGCTGAATCTCGTCAAGAGTTTTATGAAAACAAGAGTAGAGAGGCAGTACAAGCTGTTAACATGCAGCTAATGAACAGCTCTGATTCTCGTATGCCTATCTCTAACTCTAGTCGATCAAAAATTACAACAGGACGGCGAGCGTCTTTTCAAGATTAGTTTGTTTTCCTGTTTGTCAATGTATTTAACAAGGAAAGGAACATAGTGTTATGACTACTACTAAGACACTAAATGGACTTACTCCTTCCCGCATTCGTGGTGGTGCACCAAACAGCAAAGCCACAAATGACTATCCAATTGCGAGTGCCTATGACACTAACATTTTTACTGGTGATATCGTCGTTAACAATGCTGGGAATATTGAAGTTCTAACTACTACAACTCAGAAAGCCATGGGTGTTTTCATGGGTTGTCGTTATGTTGCTAATGGTGAACCAAGCTGGTCAACTTACTGGCCAGCTAATACTTCAGTAACAGAAGCATATGCTGCTGTTGTTGATAATCCACAGGCAACATTTATTGTTCAGGCAGACGCAACAGTTTCTGCTGGAGATATCAATTCACAAAACTTTAATGTTACACTTGGTGCAGGTTCTACCTTTACTGGCAAGTCAGGGTTTGGAATTAAAGCCAGCACTCGTACAACAGGAAATGCAATGCTTCGTCCAATTGCAGTTCTTGATGTACCGGGTAACGACATTGCTGTTAATACAGAGCGTGCCTTCCCCAAGCTGGAAGTTCGTATCTTGAAGCATGTGGATGCATATATCTCTGCTGATGCTTCAGTAAACTAAGTAAGGGAAAGGAGTAATTAATAATGGCTATTAATCGCGCTAGTATTGCTAAAGAGCTTCTTCCCGGTCTAAATGCCGTTTTCGGTCTTGAGTATGGTGATGTTGATAATGAACATGCACCTCTATTCGATATTGAAAATTCAGATCGTGCATTTGAGGAAGAAGTTCTATTTACTGGATTTGGTTCTGCACCTGTTAAGAGTGAAGGTGCTGCTGTCCAGTATGATGACGCACAAGAAAGCTACACTGCTCGTTACACACACGAGACAATCAGTCTAGCCTTCTCAATTACAGAAGAGGCAATGGAAGACAACCTCTATGACACATTTGCCAAACTACGTGCACGTGGTCTTGCTCGTTCAATGGCAAACACCAAGCAGGTAAAAGCTGCAGACGTTTTCAATAACGGCTTTAGCAATGCTTATCTTGGTGGTGATGGTCAGCCACTATTCAGTGACAACCATCCAGTCATTGATGGTGGTGTTCAAGACAATGATCTTGACGCTACCGATCTTTCAGAAGCATCTCTCGAATCTGCTCTTATCACTATCTCCAAAGCACAGGATGATCGTGGTATTCTAATCGGTATTCGTGCAGAGTCTCTTCACATTCCACCTGATCTTGCCTTTACTGCAGATCAGATTCTAAACAGCACATTAAGCACCACCACTGCTACTAACAGCACAACTGGTGTTACTAATGTCAATGACATTAACAGCATTCGTAATCAGGGTCTAGTTCCTGGTGGTTTCTTTGTAAACCATCGTTTCACTGATACAAATGCTTGGTTCTTAAAGACAGACGCACCAAATGGTACAAAGATGTTTGTTCGCGCACCACTACAGACCAAGATGGAACCTGACTTTGATACAGGTAATCTTCGGTTCAAGGCACGTGAGCGTTACAGCTTTGGCTGGTCCGACTGGCGTGGTTTTTATGGTGCTTCAGGTTCTTCCTAATAGTACCATAATAAACTAAAGAAAGTAAAGGGTAGGGAAAGAAAACTAAATTATTTTTTCCCTGCCCTTCTTTCTTTTGTATTTAGGTTTTATGAAGTATAATAAACCTAGTTTTATTATATGTCTAAAGGAAAAAATAAATGCCAACCAACATTCGACAGGGTTTTGTAACAGGCAGTGGTGCAGTTGTGGATGTTGCTTCAAGCGTTACAGTTGCTGATACACGTGTTCGTGCTATTCATTCTTCAGGTGTAGGTACTTTTTTAATTACAGGTACATCTACAGATGAGCACGGAACACTCAAGGGCAACAATATTAAGTTTGTAAATACAACAAACAATGATGTAAATGAAGTGTATGTTCCTGAATTTGGCATTCGTATGAATGGTCCAATAAAAGTTTCTGCTCCTACTTCCGCTTCTACGGTAGCAGTATTCTATGGCTAATTACACATATCTTGTAAATGATATTATTAATGCATGTGAGAATGACGGTACAGAGTTTTTAAACTATGTACCTAATATGGTCAATCGTGCAGAAGAAAGACTTACCAAAGACCTAGATGACTATGGTTTGGTAACGTACACTTCTGTTGCTGTAAGTCTGGGTAATAATATTGTTACTCTTCCTACAGGTACACGTGTTATAAAAAATATTAATATTTCAAGTAATGCTACAAAAATTAATCTGCTTCAAAGAACAGATGAATATCTAAATGACTACTGGCCTGTTTCAGCTTCAACTGCAGAGCCACGATATTATTCTCCTCGTAACAATAGTACAGTATTAATTGCACCTACACCTGCTTCTACGTACAGTGGACAGATAGTACATGTGAGCAGACCCACTACTCTTACTTCTGCTACACCGACAAACTATTTTTCTGACTACTGTTATGATTTACTGTTCAATGCATCAATGATTGAAGCAATGTTATTCCAAAAGGATTGGCCTGCTGCTCAGTTGTATGAACAGAAGTATGGTCAAGTTCTTGAACTACAGCGCAATCAGGCACGTAGAACAAGACGCGATGATATGCAAACTCCTGCAAGTCCTGCAGGTGCAGACAACAACTTAATACCTAATACTAATTAAGAAAGGAAAACTACAATGTATGGTAAAAAGAAAATGATGGGTGTTGGTAAAGTTAAGAAGTACAAAGATGGCGGTGCTATCACTCAGCAACAGGAAATGGCTATGGGTAAAATGTCTAAGTCATCCAAATCATCAAAGAGTAAAAGTAAAAAAAGCAAGGGCGGTTGTCAGAATAGACTGTACATGTAATGCCTCTTAAAAAAGGTTCAAGCCAAAAGACAGTTAGTGCAAACATTCGTAAGCTGAAAAAGGAAAAGTATCCTCAGAAGCAAGCGGTGGCAATTGCATTAAGTCAGGCAGGAAAGAGTAAGGAAAAAAGGAAACGTGGCTAAACTATGTCCAAAGGGTAAAGCTGCAGCAAAGCGTAAGTTTGATGTATATCCATCAGCTTATGCAAATATGTATGCGTCTGCTGTTTGTAGTGGCAAGGTAAAGCCGGGTGGAAATAAAAAGAAAAAAGTTGTAAAGAAGAAAGCAGGTGGTGGTTTACGCAAATGGGTAGACGAGAAGTGGGTTGATATTGGTGCACCAAAGAAGGACGGAAAGTATCAACCCTGTGGAAGAAAGTCAACCAAGAATACAAAGCGTAAATATCCTAAGTGTGTGCCACTTGCAAAAGCAAAGAGTATGACAGCAGGGCAGAAATCATCTGCAGTAAAACGTAAGCGAGCAGTTAAGCAAGGTGTAGGTGGTAAGCCTACTATGGTTCGTACTTTTAAAACTAGCACTAAAACACGTGGGAAAAAGTAATGGCTGTAAAAAAGAAACGTAAGTCTACTGGTAAGGGAATGAAGGGTCATACTATTGGCGGTGGACAGAAGCGTCCTACCAAACAAGGAGCAGGCATGACTGAAAAGGGTGTAGCTAAGTACCGCAGAGAAAATCCCGGTAGTAAATTACAGACTGCTGTAACTGAATCTAATCCTACAGGTAAACGAGCAGCACGCAGAAAGAGTTACTGTGCACGTAGTGCAGGACAAATGAAACAGTTTCCCAAAGCTGCTAAAAATCCTAATTCAAGATTACGCCAAGCACGTAAGAGATGGAAGTGTTAGATGGCTATAGGTAGATCAAGTATACCACAACAGATTACTAAAGTACCTAGTAAGAAAAGAAAAACTAAACGTAAAGTTAACAGGAGAATTAAAAATGGCAGTAAAAGAGTATACGTATAATTGGATTAAAAATCCTCGTACACAAGAGGACGTTTTAAAGATGACTGGTAAACCTACAGGTCAGGGTTTTGGTGCTGCACGTAAAGGTCCACAGGTTAAAGGTGCAGAACAAGATGTTGTTGTAGATTATGAACCGGGTAAGATTGTAGAGTATAACGACTAAGGATAACTCTAATGAGTACCAGCGGCACATATAACTTCTCAATGGATATTGATGAAGTTATTCAAGAAGCAATGGAAATGATTGGTGGTGAACAGACATTAGGACATGAACCTAAGTCTGCTCGTCGTTCAATTAATCTTCTTTTACAGGATTGGCAGAATCGAGGAATCCTTCTATGGACTGCTGGTACTACAGTAGTTTCAGTTTCTACTAGCGTTACAGCTTATGCTCTTACCTCTAGCACAATAGATATTACAGAGGCAGTATTAAGTAGAGATAATACTGATTTACAACTTGAAAGAATTAGCATGGAAGAGTATCTCAAGATACCTCGAAAGAGTCAAAAGGGAAGACCTACACAGTATGCTATTCGCCGTGATCGCGCTAACCCTACTCTTTACCTCTGGCCTGTACCAGAAAATACAACAGATACTCTTAAACTAGAACAGATAAAGTATACACAAGATGTTAATAAGTCTGCTGTACAAATTGCTGATGTATCGAGACGTTTTCTTCCCTGCCTTACAGCAGGTCTATCATACTTTATGTCAATGAAGCGACCCGGTGTAGATGGTTCACGTATTCAGTTTTTAAAGATGGAATACGAAGAAAGACTTTCAAGAGCAATGGACGAAGACAGAGAAAGAGCAAGTGCCTATTTTCTACCACGATTAAATAAAGTATAATTATGGCAAGCAACAAGCGAGCATTAGCAATATGTGACACTTGTGGTTTTCAGTATCCTCATAGGGTATTGAAGATGAATAGTTATGGTATGCTTGTATGCCCTACAGATTATGATGGAGCATATGATCTAAAGAATCATCCGCAGAATAGGACTGCTAATGTACGAGATGACGAGAGTATTCGTAATCCACGCCCACCATTGAATAATGATCGAAATCTAGTATGGAATAATGCTACTAATACTTGGGAAAATTATGACACTGATTGGAATATGATATAATGGCAACACTTACTGGATCAACAATTGCAAATAGTTATAAGCAGCTTCTCCAAGTAGGAAGTAATAATACTGGACTTACTGGAACAGTACAGACTGTTCAAGACGGATCAGGTACAAACTCAGGACTGCAGCTTAGTAATTCTACTGTTAACATTAATGGAACATTTCAGCTTAATGGTGTAACTCTTACTGCTAATGCATCTACACTAAATAATCTAGCTGATCTTACTGGTGTTGTAGGTCTTGTTGCTGTAAGCGGTGGAGAAGTAAACGGTAGAACTTTAACTGCTGGTGCAGGCATTGCAATCACTAATGGTGATGGTACTGAGGGCAATCCAACTATTGCTGTAAGTTTAGAAGATACAACAATTAATGTTGCTAAAGTATCTGCTTCTATTGCTACATTTAATAGTATTGTTAGCGCAGCATTCTTTGTAGGTGATGGTGCAGGTCTGACAAATGTTCCATCTACCGCAGGTGGTACTGTTAAATTTATTGAAGCAGGTACTGGTATTAAGATTACAGTTAATGGTGCAGTATCAAGTTCAATACCTGTAAGTGGTACAATCCTTGTTTCTGCAGACCAAAACTTTGGTACAGTTTCAGTTAGTACTGCTCTTGCAGTAACAGGTGATCTGCTTATCTCTGGTGTTACTGCTGCAACAGTAAATGATGTTGCTGCAGTATCAGCATTAACACAGACAAATCTTGATTCAATTACCAGTATTAATACTGTAGTTGCAAATGTTTCAGCACTTACTTCAGTTAATGCTGCAGCTATTACAAGCATTAATACTGTAGTTGATAATCTTGACTTTGCAACAAGTGCTGAACTTGCTGCAGTATCTGTACTAACACAAACAAATCTTGATTCAATTACAAGCATCAATGTTGTAGTAGCAAACGTATCAGCACTTACAAGTATCAATGCAGCAGCTATTACAAGTATCAATGCAGTTATTGAAGGTAACGTATCTGCTGATAGTGGAACATTTAATACACTAACAGTTATTACATCTGCATCAATTGGCGGTACACTTAATGTTGGTGGAAATGTCAGTATTGGTGGTGATCTAACGGCTGGTGCGACGACGCTGAATGACGCCTCCACGTTCAAATCTAATAGCGGCTCTGTCACACGATTTGCGTATGACGCCTCTGGTAATCTCACCCTGAACAATATCAGCAACATCTATAAAGATGGCGCGGCGACATCTTTCCTGCAAATTGCTGGTGGTTCAACGACTGGCGCAGGTGGTGCCGCAATCTTCTACGGTGAAAGCCACCCGACAAACGCTAGTCAGATAGTATTGAAATCGGCGGGGACAATAGCCCTCACCTTAGACAGCAGCCAGAATGTCGGTATTGGAAAAAGTCCAAGCTACGCACGATTGGAAGTAAGTAATGGGTCAGGAACAACTCCTTCAGAAACAACTTCTGGAAATACAGTAGCGTTATTTCAACATAATGCAACAACATCAGATGTTGCTGCTATAAGTGTAATTGGCGGTACATCAGGTCAAAGTGCGCTTCATTTTGGTGATGCTGACGATGAAAATCGTGGCATGATTCAATATGATCACGGATCAGACTATATGGTTTTGAGAACTAATGGTTCTGGTGAGGACATGCGTATCGACAGCAGCGGCAACGTCGGTATTGGTACTTCGTCACCTTCCGCAAAATTAGACGTTAATGGCACCCTCTCGGCTGGGGCGACGACTGTTGATAGCTTAACTTCAACAAGTTCTGTGTTGGCCCAAAGTGCAACAACCCCAAAGCTTCGGCTTAACAACCAAGGTGCGTCTGGCAAAGACTGGCAATTAACATCTTTCACGGATGGCGTTCTGTATGTCGGCGTTAATGAAGTTGCGGATTATTTCACGCTTTCATCTACAGCAGCCACCTTCGCTGGTGACGTCACCGCCGGAGTTAATTTTAACTTACCAACAACAGGTAGGGTTGAATGGGATAGCGGACTTTGGATCAGAGGTACAACTGCCACTGACACGATAGATTTTATTACCAACGGGGCAACCGCCCTGACCCTTGCATCTGACCAATCAGCCACCTTCGCGGGGAATGTGAAGCTAGCAGACGCCCGTACACTCATATTCGGTAACAGCACGGATATGACAATCCAGCATACATCAAACAATAACTATTTGGATGTCAATACTGGATCGCTGTTTATCCGTGACGCAAGTGACAACAACATTGTCACATTTGCACAAGACCAATCATCCACCTTCGCGGGTAATGTTGGTATTGGCACTACTTCCCCAGTAGCCCAATTTGAAAGCCAAGCTGCAAGTGGCACACTTCAAACTCGCACTAAAGTAACTGGAAGTACTGCATCAGACATTGCTGAACTTGCTATATCTACTGGTACTCGTACACATTTAATTCAATCTAAAGGTTCATCAGGTGACTTTGTAATTCGTGATAGCACTGGTGCGACTGATAGAATTACTATGGACACTTCAGGCAATGTTGGTATAGGTACTTCGTCGCCTGCAAAACAACTTCACATAACCAAAGCGGCTAAAGCAGATATTGGTACACTAACAGATGGTGCAACCATCACTCCTGACTTTGATGCTAATCAGAACTTCTCTGTAACTCTTGGCGGCAACCGTACGCTTGCTAATCCAAGTAATATTGATGCAGGTCAGACAGGCAGTATCTTTGTTGTGCAGGACGGTACAGGATCAAGAACATTGTCTTTTGGTTCTTATTGGAAATTTGCTGGTGGTACTGCACCTACATTGTCTACTGCTGCAGGAGCAGTTGACAGAATTGATTATATCGTATATACTACTACAGCAATTCATGCTGTTGCAACTCTTAACGTAAGCTAAATTAAAGGATAAATAAAATGGCAATTACTTGGTCAATCGTACAACTAGATTATGCTATATCACTAGACGGTGAAACAGATGTAGTAAATAATTCTCATTGGCAGTGCATTGATGCTGACGATCAAGGCAATCAGGCTAGAGTTTATGGATCAGTAAATATTCCAACTGACGATCTATCTAACTTTACACCCTATGCTGACATTACTGAAGCACAGGCACTACAGTGGACGAAGGACGCTATCGGCGCAGAAGGAGTAGCTTCTATCGAAGCAAACATAGCTGCTCAGTTGCAGCTTCTCCAAAATCCTACGGAGGGTAGTGGCACCCCTTGGGCAGCTTAACTTAACACATAAACAAAAGGAGAATGATAATGGGAAAAAATGAAAAAACCCCAATTATTATTGATGACGTAGAATATCAATACGAAGACATGACTGAAGAACAACAGCTATATGTAAACCATATTGCTGACCTAGATCGTAAACTTTCTTCTGCCAGATTTAATGTAGACCAGTTAGAAGTTGGTAAACAAGCTTTTGTTAATATGCTAACAGAATCATTAAAGACTAAGGAATAATAATGGTATTTAATAATAATCTTCTTCTAGGTGCAAGTGGACAGAGTACAGGTCCAGTACCATTTGACCCAACGCTGATTAGTAATTCTGTTTGGTTAGACGGTAGCGCCGATTATTTAGAAAAAACCTTTAGCTCTGCCCCCGGCAGTCAATCCGGCAAGAGATACGTTTGGGCCGTTTGGGTACAACCACCGGGAATTTTTTCCGGTACAGTTTTCCCAGTTTGGAGTGCTGGAACAAGCGCATCAAACGCATACACTGAGCTTAGTTTTTATAATCAGCAGAGCGGTGGTGGTGACGTAGAATTTAACAGCTATAATGGCGGTGGAAGTTATGATTTTAGGCTGCGTCCAACGCAAGTTTTTCGAGATATAGGGTGGCAACACTTTCTTGTGAGTTACGATTCTACGCAAGCAATTGCATCAAACAGAATAAAAATTTATTTTAATGGCGAAGAGATTACATCTTTTGCACAATCAGATTACCCAAGTTTAAATCATGTAGATTTTCCGGGAACTGCTACGGGACACTATATTGGTTCTCGTATCACGAGTACCAAGTATAAAAATTATCAGGCACAACATGTCTTTTTGGATTCAAAATCAATCCAAAATGGTGACGTAGCCGTTACAGATTTCCTAGATACATTTACATTTGGCACTAATGGTTCTCAGTATGTTCCAAAGGCTGACGCAGACATAGCTGCTCTTGCAACTACAGCAGGAGGAAATAGCTTCTGTCTTGACTTTGCAGATAGTGCTGATTTGGGGAATGATATTAGCTCTAACGCTAATGATTTCACACCTAACAGTATGAGCAGTGCTAATCAGTCAATTAGTACACCGTCATTAAATTACGCCGTGCTTAATATTTTGGACAAAGGCAGTTCCACGACAACCTCGGAAGGTGCAACACGGCAACCGACAGCGACTGACCATGTGATTCTTTCGTCGATGCTAATACCAACGACCGGGAAATGGGCAATTTCTGGTCGAGTTGATGCAGGAGATTTTAGCTTTGGTATTTGCACACCGGCACATACACGCACATCAAAAATTGGGAGAACGAATGATAGCTGGGGCGCAATTGACGCACCGGGAGCATCGTTTTTTCGATCTGAGCATGACAGCGTCGGAACAAATTCCACGGTTATCAGCTCCATCAACGACACTTTCATCATCGCTTTCGATGCTGATTCCGGAAAGTTGTGGCTTGGGCGAAATCACAACGGCGCTGGGATTGCGTATTTGGGCGGCGGCGACCCGACAACTGGCGCAACGCCAACTTATACTCTTAGCGCGTCAGAAATGTCGCCGGGTTTGCATTTTGCAGTCGGAAGTCAACTCACGGTATCGTTCGGGCAACGCACACATTTTGAGACTTTGCCGACTGATTTTCTCGAACTTAATAGTGCAAACCTAACAGCACCAGACTATCAAGGTATAGATTATTTCAACGCTACGCTTTATACAGGCAATGGCACTGCAATTGGTTCTGGTGGTAAAGCAGTTACAGGAACAGGTTTTCAGCCAGATTTGGTATGGATTAAGAATAGGGATGCAGCGGACAGTCATATTTTGACTGATGTTGTGCGAGGCGTAACCAAATATATATCGTCTAATTCATTTAATGCCGAAGTAACAAATGTCGAATCGTTGTCTACATTTGACACTGATGGTTTTACAGTTGGTAATTTAGATGCTGTTAATACTAACACAGAAGATTACGTGTCGTGGAACTGGCTTGCTGGCGGCACTGGTTCGTCAAACACAGATGGCTCTATAACTTCAACTGTTACCGTAGCAGGTGCAGGTCATTTTTCGATTGGAACGTACACTGGCACAGGTGCTAATGCAACAATCGGGCATGGTCTAGGTGGCGCACCAGAAATGATTATTGTTAAAAACACAGGGACAGCGGAGAATTGGCCTGTTTATCACAATGGTATCGCAAGCGATGCCGAAACCGATGTGTTGTTCTTAAATAACACATTGGCCGCATCCGACAGCCCGGTTTACTGGAACGATACTGCGCCGACTTCCTCAGTGTTTACTGTTGGCACGGATAATTCCGTTAATGCATCTTCCGGGACTTTAATCTTCTTCGCCTTCCGATCAGTTCCCGGTGTGTGTAAAGTAGGCAGCTACATTGGAAATTCGTCTACTGCTGGACCTTACATAAGTTTAGGTTTTAAACCTCGTTGGTGGTTGGTAAAAGAGACTACTGTTTCTGATTCTGCACATGATTGGTTTGTCGCTGATTCTGCAAGATATACATATAATGGGACTACTACTGCTGGTGGTTTAAATGGTGGTACATTAGAGGCTAATGATACTACTGTTGAAGAAGCACATAGTACAAACTTCGGAAACAATCCTGCTTTTGATTTTTTGTCTGATGGTATCAAGCTCAGAACAAATTCTGGAGTAATTAACGCTACTGGCAGAACTTATATTTACATAGCAATGGCAGATATAGGAGGTAATGGTACACTACCTCCTGTATATGGTAGGTAAGTATGTTTAAAAAACTATTTAGTAAAAAGAAAAAAGCACATGAACTTAACAACTACAGACGATCACAGAGCATCCGTTATGAAGATGTTTGTATGTAAGAAAGGAAACTAAAATATGTGGGCAAGAATTATGGGCAGTCAGTTGGTAGAGATTATTAACCAGCCAAAAGCCATGACAATTAATAATGTGCAATATCCCAAGACAATCTTTACCCGTGCTTGGACAGATGAAGAACGTAAGGCACTGGGTATTGTACCT